AATGGTCGACGCACTCACGGTCTAAGCCATGTTTGTCGAAGATATCAGCGCCTTTCTTGCCCCTGCAGAGTTTGCACAAATCGTGCAGCTCGGTGGGGTCGCGGTCGCCGCTATCTTTGACAACGGCTACGCCCTCGGTACCGTCGGCACCTTTGGCATGGCCAGCAGCCAGCCTGCCCTCACGCTCAGCACCGCAGACGTTCCCGCCACCCCGGTGGGCGTGTCTGTCGTGGTGGGCGGGGCAAGCTACCTGGTGGCCGCGCACGAGCCCGATGGCACCGGCGTGAGCCGCCTCCTGCTGGAGCTGGCTGCATGACCAGCATCGTCAACACCGCCGTAACAGCCATAGTGGCCGCCCTGCAAAGTGGCACCCCCGTGGCTGCACAGATCGCCCGTGTCCGCCTGCGCCCCATGGCACAAGCCGCGGCGCAAGCGGTGGTGGTGCGCCCCATCCAGTCACAGGTAACCGAGGCCGCAATGCTCTCGGGCTACCCCGTGTCCTGGACCACGGCGGTGTCGGTTGAGTGCTACGTCCGCTCCACGGTCGCCACCCCGGCGGACGTTGCGGTAGACGCACTCCTTGAGTCGGTTTACGCCCGCCTCATGGCCGACCCCACGCTGGGCGGTGCTGTATTGGGCCTGCAACCCCAAGAGGTCTCGTTTGATTTTGACGCCGATGGTGAACAAACCACCTGCGCCACCCTTGTATTTCACGCCCGCCATAGAAGTGCGGGATCCACGTTTTCTTAGGAGTAACTACCATGGCTTTTAATTTCCCCGAAGGCTCGCGCTTTCAGTTTTCTTCGACCTTTGCCTCGGCAAAGACCATTTCCGCGTTGTCAAATGCTAACCCCGCAGTTGCCACCAGCACAGCCCACGGGTTCATCACCGGCGACGAAATCTTGCTCACCTCTGGCTGGGAAGATGCCAAGGACACCATCTACAAGGTCACCACCATTGATGCCAACAGCTTCAGCATCCAAGGCTTGAACGCGCTGTCCACATCGGTTTACCCCGCTGGAACAGGCATTGGGTCGGCTCAAAAGATCAGCGCATTTACCGACATTCCACAGGTGCTCACCATCAGCTCCAGTGGCGGCGATGCGCGCTACACCGATGTGCAGCTTCTGGCATCCCGCAACGCCACCAAAATCCCAACCGGGTTTAACGCCACCACCACAACCCTCTCGCTGGCACACGATCCGTCCCAGGTGTCTTACCAGGCCATGGTTGACCTGTCACGCACCAGCACCAAGGTTGGCTTCAAGGTGATCGGCTCCGGTGGCACGGAGTATGGCTATGGCTATATGAGCGTCTCCGAAGTCCCAAGCCGTACCGCCAACCAGGTAAATGCAGTCAACGTAGCCATCAGCTACCTGGGCCGCACTATCAGCTACGCAGCCTAACCCCACAGGCAACCCCATAAGCGCAGGGCAGGGTGTGGCTCCATTTATCACGGATCTACGCCTGCCTGTCTTTGCCCGAGCGGGCAGCCCTGCGCATCTTTCTTCATCGGGCTAATTATTTACAGATCGGGCTCACATCATGGCTATCAAAATCACCGTCTCGGACACCGTTGGGTTCAAAGTCAAGGGCGCCATTAACGACGCTGCTGGAGTAGCGCATCCTTTTGACTTCAGCCTTACCTGCACCCGGTTGGATGCAGACCAGATTAAAACCAAACTTAAAACGCGACTCCGAGGCATCCATCGACGACTTTATGGTTGATGTGGTTGTTGGATGGTCAGGTGTCAAAGACGCGGACGACAAGCAACTCGCCTACAGCGAGGAATCCTTGCGTCAGCTATTCAAAATCGCAGGCGTTGCTGGCGTCAGCTTCAGCACCTACATGTCCGAAGTTGGCGCAAAAGCAAAAAACTAGCCGCGCTTGCACGCCAGATAGCCGAAAGCTCCAGCCATGAAAGAGATGACTCCGCACACCAACCCAAAGGGCTCGGCATGGCAGCGCTCTTTGGTGATGATGCAGCTCCGCAGTCTGAGACCGGCTGGCTATGGCCCTGCAACGTGCAAGCGTGGGAATGTTGGACGGGAGTGCAAACCCAGTGGCGTGTTGGCATGGGCGGTCGCGAAGGGTTGGACTACGCCGGTGTGCGCGCCTACCTGGACGAATGCACCAGCCTATGCGGAGATGAGCGCCGCGAAGTGTTTATGGGCATCTGTGCTGCGGAGTCTGCCTGCCTCGAAGTGTGGGCACAGCAAGCGCGGGAAAAACAGTAATCAGCCCTTGCCTGTCGCAAAAAACAGCACGGCCTGCACTAGTTTGAGCGACAGCCACAAAGGCGCAGCAACAGCCACCACAGTAAATAGAACTGAAATCATCATCGGACAAGAGTAGCACAAAATGGCAAACACCGATGTTGGAATCCGGCTTACCCTCCAGGGGGAGCAACAGGTAAAAGCCTCCCTGGCTTCAGTGGAGCAAGGGCTTGAGCGCATGGGTGCCGGCCTTGGCAAGCTCGCGCACTACGGCACCGCCCTGCTGCTTATCCCCCAAGGACTTAATGGCACTGTAGGCGCTGCAGTGCGTGCAGCCGACGCCGTCACCATCCTCAACAACCAGCTCAAGCTGGCCACCGGCAGCACCCAGGCCGCAGCCAAGGCCTATACAGCCTTGTTCGACATCGCGCAGCGCTCCCGCGTCAGCTTCACTGAGCTGGGCGGCACCTTTGCCAGCATCAGCCGTGCAGGGGAAGCATTAGGCGTATCTCAAACCCGGCTGCTTGGCATCACTGAGGCCATCAGCAACGCAGTCGCCATCAGTGGCGGTTCTGCAGAGTCTGCCCGCGCCTCCTTGGTGCAACTCTCCCAAGGACTGGCCAGCGGCACCCTGCGTGGTGATGAGCTAAACAGCGTCATGGAGCAAACCCCCAGGCTTGCGAAAGCACTGGCGGACGGACTTGGGGTGTCCACCGGAGAGCTGCGAAAAATGGGAGAGCAAGGCAAGATCACGGCATCAGCCGTAATTTCTGCACTGGAGTCCCAATCAAGGGTGCTGTCGAGCGAGGTAAAGGACTCTGTTGTCACCGTTGGGCAAGCGTTTACCCAGTTGCAAAACGCCACCACATTGGCCGTTGGCGAGTTTGACAAAGCCAGCGGCACCAGTGCAGCCTTGGCTTCCGCACTACAAGGCGTGGCTGGCACCGTGCAGACCGTCGGAAAAGCATTTAAAGACAACGAGACTGCAATCCAAACAACTATTGGCGCCATTGCGGGCCTAGCCTCTGCCGCCATCATTGGCCGGCTCGCTGCAGTAGCTGCCGGAATTGGCAGCGTCAGCGCCTCCCTAGTCACGCTTCGCGTCGCGGTAGCCGCCCTTAACCCATGGACCCTGGCATTACTAGCTGGTGGCGCCGCCGTTGGCGCAACCATCGCCTCAGACAACCAGTACCGGAAAACAGCCGATGGCCTGCGCGCCACCATTGCAGAGCTGGAAAAGCTCAACACCTCCGAGCGGGCAAAGTTCGCAGGCGCTGGGGGTAACCCCGACACCAACAAACGATTTAACCAAGCCGTTGCAGAACGCCTGGAAAAGATCACCACCCTGCGCGCCGCGCTGGACAAACTGGCCGAAAAAGACCGCGAGGCGCTTGCCCCCATCGGCAGTGTCGGCAGTGGCGATACCGCCCTGCGCCGCGAGCTGGCCCGCCAACAAGCTGCCAAAACCGTTGCAGAAGTAAAAAAACCATCCGGCCTGTCGGATGCTGAAAAAGGCCTCGCCCTTTACAACGATGAAATGGCAAAGGCATCCGGTCTTAATTCCGACTTTGCCGAAAAGTGGGGTCTTCTTGGCGCCGCATTCAAAGCCCACAAGATTTCGGTGGACGATTTAACCGCCGCCCAGGCAGCCTTGCTCAAAGAGCAAACCTTTTCAAAAGACACTGCAAAAGAGTGGGAAGAGCAAACCAAGGCCAGCAACAAGGCCGTGGCCGAATCGGTAAAAGAGTACGAGCGCCTGGTGGACGGATACCAAAAGTCAGCAGACGCACAAGCCGCACAAGTCCAACAACTACAAGACGAAGAGCAAGCCGTCGGCATCGCCGCTGCACAAAACATCTCCTTGGCACAAGCCATCGAGCTGGTCACCATCGCACGTTTGCAAGAGTCCCAGACCAAATCCTACGCCAACGGCGAGCAAGAGGCGGGCGACGCCATCAAGCAAGAAATCGCCAATCGCCAGAAACTTATCAGCCTCATTGGCGGTAAAGAGGCGCGAACAGAAAGCGATAAGGCCGCCAAAGACTCGGCCGCCAAAGCCGCTAAAGAATGGCAGCGTGGCTGGGAAGAAACCGACCGCTTGGCGCGTGACGTGTTTACCGCCTGGGCCACTGACGGCTCCAACGCCGCGCAAAAGATTGGCGACACGCTAAAGAAGGCGCTGCTATCTGCTATCTACGAAGCCACCATCAAGCCGCTTGCGTTCCAAATTTACCAATCAGCAACAAGCGCAATGGGCCTGACCGGCAAGTCTGGTGGCTCTGGCAGCATCTTGGACACCGCCAGCGATGCCTATGGCCTCTACGACAAAGGCTCCAAAGCCTACAACTACCTGTTCGGAAGTTCTGCGGCGGGCGCATATTCACTCTCGGCAGGCGGTGCCGTCACCGGGCTTGCCACCGGGGCTACGGGAACAGCCGCAGCGGGCGGGGCATACTCACTAACCGCAGGTGGGGCTGCGACCGGGTTAGCTACAGGGGCAACCGGAACGGCGGCGGCTGGCGGGCTCTCCGGGGCTGCTGCGACCACAGGGCTTGCCACAGGCGGCAGCGCAGCAGGCGGTAGCGCAGCAGCGGGCCTGGGCGCAACAGGCTACGGCCTGATTGCCCTTGCAGCCATCGCCGTATTCTCCATGCTCTCAGGTGGGCGCTACGTCCAGAGCAAAGGCGAATCATCTATTGCTTATGACGGGGAGGGTAACGAGGTCAACAAGGCCGTGCGCAGGTACACAGGCATTGACCAAAAGCTGAACGACTCTGCGGACGCCTACGTCAAGGGCATGAACAGCTCGTATGTCTCAGCCGCCAAGGCGCTGGGCATCACCGCGCAAAAAACCACATTCGCCTTTGGCGCGCATGACGGCGGTGAGGGGCAGATGGTCGTAGGCGCAAACATGGGCGGGTTTGACGGCAAGAACGTGTACAACACGGGCGAAGTCAACATGTCGGCAGAGTCGATGGCGATTGCATCAAAGCAGGCCGTATTCGCGGCACTGAAAGCCAGCGACTTGCCCAAGTACCTCGCTGGTGTATTTGATGACCTCGACCCGAAAAACGCCACCGAGGCGCAGATCGCAGCCACCATCACCGCAGCGCAGGCATTCAAGAATCTGCACGAAGTTGCTGGCAATTTGGGCATGGACAAGCTCAAGGACAGCAGCTACTACGCGCTGAAAGCCATCACAGACCTGTCGGGCGGCATGGACGCATTCGGCACCAACCTGACCAACTACTACACCAACTTCTACTCCGACCAAGAAAAGAAAATAGCTTCACTGGCGCAGATGGAAAAGGCGCTTAATGATGCGGGCGCTCTAAGCAAGACGGTGAGCGTTTCGGGGCCTTTCGGAGCTGTAATGGAGATGGTGACGGGCACCGTTGACATGCCCAAGACCCGCGAGCAGTACCGCGCGCTGGCCGAAGCCCAAGACCTGACAACAACTGCGGGCCAAAAG